CTTGGGTTTGGCTGGCTTGCAAGACACCGCACCTCAGAGGCCAAATGACCGACTTCATACCCACCAACTTTCAGACTTGTTGGTGTTGGCGCAGGGAGTTCCGAATTAGTAATTAGATAACCTTAAGGGAAATCATTCGGGTACTATGCGCCAACACTCATAAATCTACCATATCGGCTACCAATTTGCTATAGTCCCCCACTATCACGCCCACAACGCACAAGGATAATCGTGAAGATAGAACAGATTGACGGCATTGAAGACGAGCCACAGGCGCAGCTAGAGAAGAAGAAAGCTGGCAGACCTAAAGGTATTTATGGTTTGAAGCGTCAGATACAGGAGTACGCAAGGAATCCTGAACTTGCGTTGCCCAAGACTGACAGTCAGAGGATCAAGGACTTGAAGGATATGCTTATCAGGTCGAGTGGTAAGGATGTCGTGCAAAAGATGATTGATATTGCAATGAACGACAACCACCCCGCACAGATGGCAGCTATCAAGATGTGCGTGGACAGGACGCTTCCTATATCCATGTTTGACAAGGATAAAGGCCAGAGGAGTGCGGTCACGATCAACATCACAGGGATCGGCGCACCAGCGGCGAGTACTACGGTGATTGAGCCAGAGCCAGATGACATCCAAGACATAGAGGCTAAGAATGGCTGACCTGAACTTTGCGCTACTGCCATGGCAGCAGGAAGTCTACGCCGACAAGACGAGATTCAAGGTTGTCGTGGCGGGTAGACGGTGCGGTAAGTCTAGGTTAGCGGTAACGACACTATTAATAGAGGGGTTGAGTTGCCCTGCTGGTAGTGCGGTGCTGTATGTTGCCCCTACTCAGGGTCAGGCGAGACAGATCATTTGGGATGTACTCTTGGACATCGGGCGAGAGATCATCACCAGTAGCCATGTCAACAACATGGAAGTCACCTTGATTAACGGGGCAAAGATATATGTAAGGGGTAGTGACAGACCCGATACCTTACGGGGTGTATCCTTGACTTATGCGGTTTTGGATGAGGTTGCTGACATTAAGCCTGAGACTTGGGAGCAGGTGATTCGTGCGTCACTATCCGATAAAAAGGGTCGATGCATGATGATCGGCACTCCCAAAGGTCGTAATTGGTTCTATGATTTGTACAATTTAGGTCAAGGTTGTGAAGACCCTGATTGGAAATCGTGGCACTTCACTACTCAAGATAACCCTTTGATAGACCCTAGCGAAATCGAAAGCGCAAAAAAGACACTTAGTACCTTTGCTTTCAAGCAAGAGTATATGGCTTCTTTTTCAAATGCTGGTTCTGACGTTTTTAAAGAAGAATGGATTAAATATGGCACTGAACCTGAACATGGCTCGTACTACATTGCTGTCGATCTGGCAGGGTTTGAAGAAGTGGCTAGACAAGCTGCCAATTCCAAGAAAAGGCTAGATCAGACTGCCATTGCTGTAGTCAAGGTAACAGAGGACGGTAAATGGTTTGTCAAAGAGATCGTTTACGGTCGATGGGACATTAGAGAAACTGCGGCTACGATCCTGCTGAAGATGCGGGAATACCGTCCTTTGAGCATTGGAATTGAGCGTGGAGCATTAAAAAACGCAGTTTTGCCGTATTTGAGTGACTTAATGCGTAAAAATAATGTATATTCACACATAGTTGACTTGACGCACGGCAACAGGAAAAAGACTGACAGGATTATCTGGAGTCTCCAAGGACGGTTTGAGCATGGGCGTATTGTGCTGAACTCTGAGGAGGATTGGGATGAATTCAAAGATCAACTACTTCTTTTTCCAGCACAAGGCGTACATGATGATTTACCAGACGCATTGAGTTACATTGACCAACTGGCTGTAACCTCATACTTCCAAGACGATCAAGAAGATGAGTGGGAGCCTCTAGATATTATTTCGGGGATTTAAATGGCAACTGGGTTATTTGATTTGGCAAAAAGATTTATTCCTGCGCCAGCAAGGTTTTATACCCAAACTATGCTTGGAGACAAGACAAAACCACTGACACAGAATGATCTTACACCAGAAGAACTTAGCCATCTTAATGAAGCTATTCAAAATTCAAGGATGCGACTTCAGCAAAAATATGAAACCATAAAAAACGCAAAAAGTTTTAATGAGTTGCCAAAAGATATTCAAAATAAAATAACAGCTAGTGAAGATTATCTTAAATTTGATATAGGTGGGAAAACTCCAGAAGAAGCAAATCTTAAAGGTAAAAATTTATCTGATTTTTTAGCAAATGCTTTGCAAGAAGCAAAAACAAAAGCTATCTTGAATCAACAACAATTTCAGGAAGGCTTGGGGAATGTTCAATATCAAGATTATTCTGAAAATAACCCCATAAGAGATACATTAGGTAGATTTAATTACAAAATAAATCCTGATGGAACAATAAATGTTTTAGACTCATACGATTTTTCAAATCCACAAAGACAACAAAATGTTGTAGATTATGCAAAAATGACTCCAACAGAAAAAGCACTATCAGTTGCAAAAAGTGGATTTTTAAACATTGGATTACCAAATTATATAAAAGGTGTGGCTGGAAAAGCTGGCGAAGCATACATAGGTGCTGATGGCAGACCAGTAAACATAACCTATAACCCAAATATGCTTCCACAACAAAACAGCACTATTGAACAGCAACCCATGTATACCGATCCATTTGGAAATACAATCGGATCATCAATAAGGTAACACTATGGCAACAAACAAAGAAGTTAAGCTAGAACAAAACGAATTTTATGAGCCTACTGAGGCTGATAAAGAACTGACCGATTTTGTTACTAGCCACTGCGACAAGTGGCGTGACTACAGAGACACCAACTTTCTCCCTGATTGGCTGGAATACGAGCGTATTTTCCGTGGTCAATGGGCATCTGAAGACAAAACCCGTGAGTCAGAGCGCAGCCGAATCGTAACTCCTGCTACTCAACAAGCAGTCGAGACTCGTCACGCTGAGATCATGGAAGCTATCTTTGGTCAGGGTGACTTCTTTGACATTGAAGACAATATCCAAGATGTAAATGGAAATCCTATTGATGTTGAGATGATTAAGAATCAACTCACTGAGGATTTCAAGAAGGACAAAATCAGAAAAGCTATCGACCAGATCGAATTGATGGCTGAAATCTATGGCACAGGCATTGGCGAGATTGTTGTCAAGACTGAAACTGAGTATGTTCCCTCGACTCGACCTATTCCTAATCAGCAGGGTCAGGCAGCTATTGGCGTGATGGAGCGAGACAGGATTGCTGTCAAGATCATGCCTGTCAACCCCAAGAATTTCTTGTTTGACCCTAACGGCACAAGCATTGATGACTGCATGGGCGTGGCTATTGAAAAATACGTTTCAATTCATAAGGTTGTGCAAGGGATCGAGCGTGGAATCTACCGCAAAGTGGATATTGGTACTGCAAGTGAAGACACTGACCTTGAGCCTACCCAAGAAGTAAGCCAGTATCAGGATGAAAAGGTTCTTTTGTTGACTTATTACGGGTTAGTTCCCCGTGAGTACCTCAACAACATGAAAGAGAACAAGGATATTGTTGAGTTGTTCCCTGAGAATTCAACGGCTGAAGACTATACCGACATGGTTGAGGCCATTGTTGTGATTGCCAATGATGGAATGCTCTTAAAGGCTGAAGAAAATCCATACATGATGAAAGACAGGCCAGTTCTGTCTTACCAAGACGATACTGTGCCAAATAGATTGCTTGGTCGTGGTACGGTGGAAAAAGCATTCAATATGCAGAAGGCTATTGATGCTCAAACTCGCAGCCACTTGGATTCACTGGCATTGAGTACCTCTCCCATGATGGCAATGGATGCAACTCGCTTGCCCCGTGGCATGAAGTTTGAGGTAAAGCCCGGAAAAGCTATTCTGGTCAATGGTTCTCCTAGCGAGATTCTGTTCCCATTTAAGTTTGGAGCAACTGACCCAAACAATCTTGCAACTGCCAAAGACTTTGAGCGAATGTTGCTACAAGCTACAGGAACTCTAGACTCCAATGGCATGATTAGCCAAGCTAGTCGTGATGGCGGCGGTATGTCGATGGCGGTTGCCTCCATCATCAAGAAATACAAGCGTACCTTGGTGAATTTCCAAGAAGATTTCTTGATTCCATTCATCAAGAAGGCGGCTTTCAGGTTCATGCAGTTTGATCCAGAGCGTTATCCCTCTGTTGATATGAACTTCATCCCTACGGCAACCCTTGGCATCATTGCACGGGAGTACGAGCAGCAGCAATTCATTGGTTTGTTGCAGACTCTAGGTGCAAATACTCCTGTTTTGCCTATTCTGCTTAAAGGTATTGTAGGAAACAGCAGTTTGTCTAACCGTATGGAGTTAATGGCTAAGTTAGATGAGATGATGCAGCCTGATCCACAAGCACAACAGATGCAACAAGCACAACAACAGTTGGCTATGCAATCGGCACAGGCTCAGATTGCTCTAAACACTACTGCGGCAGAGCAGAACAGGGCTGAAGCACAGAAATTAATGGTTGAGACTCAACTAATGCCTATGGAAATGCAAGCTAAAACTATGGCTGCAACCACCAAGAACCTACCCAATGACGCAGATCAAGCCTCAAAAGAGTTTGATAAGAGGGTTAAAATTGCTGAATTGATGCTTAAAGAAGCCGATATAAAGAATAAGTCTAAGATTGTTGAATTGCAGATGGCAGAGAAAAACAACAAGATTTCAGGCATGGAAGAAGATTTCTTGAACCAACTTACCAAACAGTTAAGTTCAGCACAAACTGGTACTGAATAATGGATATTGAAAATCTAGCCAAAGAGTTAATTCTCAAGAACATGACTCCTGAGCAGCAGATGGCTGTTTTGGATTCAGTGCGTCAGTCTGTTGCTAATGCAAAAGAAGTGCAAAAGAAAAAGATTGGAGAGAATGTTGACCTTGTTGTCCAAGCCTTAAAGAAGATTGAAGCTGATATTCGTGACCGATTTGACGCAGTTGGAAACTCCATTGAAAAACGTGTTTTGTCTATTCAAGATGGTCGTGATGGTGCTAATGGTACAGACGGTCGTAATGGTAAAGATGGTAAGTCAGGCAGAGATGGCCTAAAAGGGGACAGGGGTGTTGACGGTCAAGCTGGTCGTGATGGCATAGACGGTGTAGACGGTATATCAGTAGTCAACGCACAGATTGACTTTGATGGTTCTTTGGTTATTACCTTGTCTGATGGCAGAGAGTTGAATGTTGGTGAGGTTGTATCTGCTGACGTTGCTGAAAAGATCAAAGTCATCAGCACTATGTCTACCAATGGGGCGGTTGGCATCAAGGATGAGGGAACTTCAATCTCCACTGGTGTTAAGACCATCAACTTTGTAGGTGCGGCGGTTACTGCTACCAATTCAGGGGACGATGTAACTGTAAATGTGAGTTCTGGAACAGGGACGGTTACAAGTGTAGGTCTATCAGGTGGCACAACTGGACTGACAACAACTGGCAGTCCTATCACCACAACTGGCACAATTACATTGGGTGGAACTCTTGCGGTTGCTAGTGGTGGTACGGGTACAGCAACACCTAGTTTGGTAGCTGGCACAAACATTACTAGCATCACAGGTACTTGGCCTAATCAAACAATCAATGCAAGTGGCGGTGCTGGAACAGTCACAAGTGTGGCGGCAACAGTTCCCGCATTCTTGTCAGTTACTGGTTCACCTATTACAACAAGCGGTACATTGGCAATTGGATTGTCGGGTACTGCATTGCCTATTCTTAATGGTGGTACTGGTAACCTCACAGGCACTGCCACAATTAATGCCAATCTAACAGGTGATGTCACATCTGTTGGTAATGCTTCAACGCTTGCAACTGTAAACACCAATGTTGGCTCATTCACAAATGCAAGCGTAACTGTCAATGGTAAGGGATTGGTTACTGCGGCATCAAGTGGGACTGCGCCAGTTACTTCTGTAACAGCAACATCTCCAGTTGCATCTAGTGGTGGTGCTACTCCAGCTATTTCCTTATCTGCTAATTATGGAGATACGCTGAATCCTTATGCATCTAAGACCTTAAAATATGTTTTAGCCGCACCTAATGCTGCTGATGGAGTTCCAACATTTAGAGCCATTGTTGCATCCGATATTCCTACTTTAAATCAAAGTACAACTGGTTCTGCTGCAACACTGACTACAACAAGAGCTATTTATGGCAATAACTTTGATGGGTCTGCTGCATTAACTCAAATCATTGCATCTACCTATGGTGGAACTGGCAATGGCTTTACTAAATTTACTGGTGCTACTACAGCAGAAAGAACTTATACATTACCTGATGCAAGTTCAACTATTGTTGTTCAAGGTGGTGCTTTAGGCACTCCATCAAGCGGAACAGTAACCAACTTAACAGGTACTGCATCAATTAATATTAACGGCACTGTAGGAGCAACAACGCCAGCAGCGGGTGCGTTTACATCAATTACAGCATCTACCACATTAGGGGTAACTGGTGCAATCACTCCAAGTCAAACGGCTGGAATTGTTGGAACAACAACCAACAACAACGCTAATGCTGGAAGTATTGGAGAGGTAATATCATCATCTGTTGCGGTAGGTTCTGCGGTTTCAATCACCACTGCCACAACTGCAACTTCAGGAAAAACAGTTACCAGCATTTCTCTTACGGCTGGTGATTGGGATATATTTGGGACGATTGGAATTAACTTAACCGCAGGAACAAAGTTCACAGTTATAGCTGGCGGAATCAATACAGTAACCAACGAATTGAACGCCTTATATGAGGAACAGTTATTGATTAACTACGGTGCTGGTGGTTTAGTGCCGCTAAATACTCAAACTTATCAGATTCCAACAACAAGAGTGTCAATTGCATCTACAACTACCTATTATCTTATTGCATACGCACAGTTTACGGTGAACACAGCAACAGGATATGGAAGAATCACAGCAAGGAGAAGACGATGATATATTTTGTCAAAATAGATGGCGCAAGATTTGTTTCTTACGATGGAATGACTCAGGAAACAATTGTTGCTATGCTTACAGAGCAAAACTTAACTTATGAATTTGTAAGCAAGTCTGACTATGAACAAGCAATTGCACTTTTGAATTCACAAGCGGTGATGTATTCATAAAATAAAGTTCTAATAGTGGCGTTAAAACTTCAAGAAGCATAATAGGATTATTTTAATGACACCAGAACTACTAAAGTACTATGAAGACCGTTTTTCCATGATGTCTATGGACGGTTGGAAAGAATTAACTATTGATATTGACAATATGATAGAGTCACTCAATAATATAAGCGTTATTCCTGATGAAAAGACCTTGATGTTTAAAAAAGGTGAACTTTCCATCTTGACTTGGCTGAAAACTTTGAAAGAGGTCAGCGAACGAGCCTACGAGGAATTGAATGAAAAGAATGTTTGATTTTGCCTGTGAAAACGGGCATAAAACTGAAAGACTTGTTGATTATGAGACAACAAGTTTTCGATGTGAGTGCGGAGAAACAGCCAACCGTACTCTATCTGCTCCAAACTTCAAGTTGGAAGGGTGGTCTGGTTCTTTCCCGTCAGAGCATGGGAAGTTCGAGAAAAAACACCTAGATCAGTTGAAGTGGGAGCAAAAGCACAACTCATAAACAGAAATGTCGAGTTGAAT